AGGCAGGAACGACCCAATTCATAAGCGTCATCATTGAGTAATTAACTCTACCATTAGTGGTGGTATAAATACCAGTTGGGTCATCTCCACGATAATTTGGAAATGCCGCATGTGATAAGATCACTAATTTCCTAGCCTCTGGTGGTGAACCAGAACCTTCAGAATACATACTATGGTAACAATATCTTTTAAGACATTGGCGCCAAGATGCTACGGGATCGCCATGGAAAACTACATGGTGTGGATCAAAATTGTGATCATCCAAACCTAACGAAATGCTATTAATCTGCGTTGATTGGCTAGATTCTGGGATAACATCCGGCAAGATCCACGTTAAATTACGGATATTGTCGTCAGATGGATCCATGACTTCAAAATCATCACCAGCAGACACAAAGACATTGACAGTGATGGTTTGACCAGCAGTGCTTGGTGAGGTCAATCTTGTCACACAAAATACTTGTAATAGACCGTTAACCACTCCATCTGGCACTGTGAGGGCTGACTCACTAAATGGCTCGGTTAGTCCGAAGTCATTAACAGGCAAATATGAAGCCTGTTGGCCCCAACCAACCTCAATAGTAAAGTCAGAATCTTCACCAATGTCAACAATCCGTGTAAATGCAGTGTTGTACTCATCACCTGGCACAATAACAGATGCACTAGGTTCGTACTTCAACCGCAATCTTCCACGATGCATGGAACTTGCCACCACTTGAAAACGGAACTTAATTGTTCCACGCCAATATTTAAAAGGACGTGAAACCCAACACATCGGCGTTTGATGGATTTCATCCCCATTATAGGCGAATAAAGTTGGGGTGACAAACGAATTGAACAATAATGCATCTGGCGCATCGGTAGCTTCCCAAGAGAATGTTGTCAAATAACTCTCTCGCATAGCAAGAGGTTTAAGAACCATCTCATCCACATTAGACAAACCAACAGTGCGCGGATCAATCGTGACTTCTTGTTTGGGGTCCAGAGAGAGTTTCGCCGAAGCGTCCACACCAATGGTGTTAGCTAAGGAGCCACTCTTCAGACTCATTGGACAAGTTTCA